CGTTCCTCCGGGAAGACCTGTTACAGCTGCGTTATTAGTGAAGTTCGCAGTACTAAAAAGAAGATCCGCGGCTCGTTTCTCTTTAGCGAGTTTCATAGTTCGAGCTACTTTACGAACGATTCGAGCTTCTTCGCTTCCGGGGTATTGAGAGTCGAAGATGTCTTCCATTGCGATCGAGTCGCTTGCAGAATAGATCTTAGCTTTATAAGTCAAAGAGGTTCGATCGAAAGAACCGATCATCGCTCGACTTGATCCAGGAGCCCGCTCTAAATCGAGATCAGTCGCTCCCATAAAATTACGAGTGTTTTCGATGAGAAGAGTTCCGCTTCGTTCAGGGATGTTTACTTTCTCAAAAACTTGATCGGCGATGAGTTGATTATCGCTAGGAATCGCTTCGATCGCAAGATTAGTTAAAATCTGATCGACGGGATGAAGATTACTATATGAAGATGCCATGAGTTACTCCTTATGCATTCGATTTGATAGTGATCGGACCAAAGAACAAGACTTCCGCTTGATCGTTATCCGCAGTCGCAGTTGAGTTGATATTTGGAAGAATCCGAGCGACAACGAAATCGTTTTGAGTTGCAGTGTCGAGTTTTCCGCTTGCGATCGCTGTCAATAAACAACTTCCGCCCGTCTCGAACTCTGTGATCGCTCCGAGTTTCGCGCGACTTACTCCATAAACAAGAACGTCGGTAACTTCTCCGGCCGCGCAGCCGCGTTGAGCGATTCCAAGAATAAGAGCGGAAGTCGAATCGGCTGCTCCGCATTGAGCGATCTTCCCATTTGCATCGAACTTAACAAGATCGAACTCGCTAATAGTTGACGCGGCGACGTATGATTTTACGATATTTTGAGTTTGCATTTTATACTCCGTACGCTTTCAAATACTCTTCGGTATTGCTTTGTCGAAACTCTGAAAGAGCTTGTGAATAAGTCAATCCCTTCTCCTTAGAGAGCGACTGAATCTTTTGATTAATGGTTTCTTTGGTGATCTCTTGACCACTTGCTCCGTGTCCGATTTGAGTCATAGGAACGACAGAGTTTAAAGGACGATCGGAGAACATGATCCAGAAGGTATCGTCTCCGCTCTTCTTAAGATCGAAGGCTTTATTCGCAGCGTTCTCTTCGGCTGGAGAGATCTTTCCTTCTCGAAGAAGAGATCCGACTGCTTCGCGACGTTCGGCGTCGAGTTTCTCTTTTTGGAGAGACTGTACTTGCTCTCGAAGAGCTTGGATCTCGGAGAGGAGTTGAGGATTCGGAAGAGATTCAGACATTTTATAATGCTCTTTCTTCTTCTCTTCCTTGTCGTCCTCTTTCATCTTCTCTTCTTTGTCGTCCTCTTTCATCTTCTTTTTATCGTCATGTTCAGCGAGTTCGGACTTATCGTCTTCTTTCATTTTCTTCTCGTCGTCATGTTCGGCAAGTTCCGAGTCTTTGTTGATTTTAGCTTCGTTCTCTTGACTCATCTCTTTGATCTTTGCCTCTAAGCTTCGGACCATTGCGTCTTTCTGCATAGCGAGATCGATGAGATCATCGTGAGACATTCCGCGAAGATCTGCTTCATTAACCATTATAGCCTCCTTTAAGGTTATTCGGTCGATTTTGTTAGATTGTTGAGCGGGTCGAGGAGTCAAAGTGATCGCTAAAAGTTGAGCGTCTCCGACTTTCTCTCCACCGTCTCGCGTAAAGATTTCTCCGTGTAAATACTCTGGAGAACTCCAAAGTATTCCTCCCGCGTCTTTTACGACTTGAAGGCCTCGCTCGTTATAAGCGGGAATCGCATAAAGACCGTCGTCTCGGAGATCAAGATCGACGATTAATCCGAGAGCGTTTCCGCTTTCGGGAGGAGCGGGAGATCCTCCTTGGAATGGACTCGTCGCGTGTTGCCAATCAATGATCACGGGATCCGCTTCTTTGCGTTCCCTGAATACGCGGACCATCTCTTCGAGGAGGGATTGATCGATCTCTTTTCCGATGTTGTCTCCATTCATTCGAGATGAGACTTGACCAAGGGAAAGAGTTTTAAAAGGTTTTCCGATCGTGAGTCCGTCGGGAATCTCATACGTCGGATTAACTTCTCCGAGGAGGGACGCTTCCGCGTACGCTCGAAGAGTGTTTGACTTTTCGTCTGCTTTATTCATTTGATTTACGACCTTCTTCGAAAAAGCGAATCCAGGATCTCCCCCCCAAAGTAACCAAGCTTGGAAGCCTTTTCCTTGATCCTTCCAAGTCGATCCTTTTTTGTCGACTTCATGTCGAGAGAAATATGAATACATTCGTCGAACGGTTTCGGGAGATAGAGTTCGACCGTTCGCGAGATCTCTCGCTCTAGCGACTCCGATTTCCGTTCCTCCTCTTTGGGATTCGGGTTTACTTCGTCGGATTTCTAAACCCCGTTTCGCGGCCTCTTGTACTCCTTTGGGGGGAGTGAAATCGATGTGAGAGTACTTCTTCGGAACGGCGAGGAGTTCGGCTTTCTTCTTTGCTTCGGATCGTTGCGGATGTCCCTTCGGTAAGAGATCGAGATCCGTCGTATAAGACTTCTTTCGCTCTCCAGTTCCGACGAGTTTTAAGAATGCTTTTACTCTTGCTAAAGCCCATTGTTCTCTCGATGTAACTTGCGGTCTATGGGAAGCAGAGAACGCTCCCGCTCCGCGTTGATATACCGCTTTGAGAGTTCCGAGATCAACCTTTTTCGATTTGGCAGTGTACTTTTTATTATGTTCGTCTCGATAGTTCTCAAGAGTTTTTAATGACTTTTCAGGAACCTTGATTCCTCCTCTTGATCCGCTCGCCGCTCCCTTTGGATTCTTCTTCGATCCTGTTACTCGATCCTTTGGAGGGGCCGGGGTTTGAGCTTCCGTCCTCTTCTTCTTGACTCTAATCTTCTTGACCATAATCTCGACCCTTTCTTCTCATGAGAGTTTCTGCGAAAGAAGCGACTCCTCCTCCTTTACCACTAGACGCTCGATCAAGTGGAGATCGTTCGGCGTCTTCAGGGAGAGATCCCGCTCCGAGTCTTTCTCGGATTGCTCTTTCGAGATCGTTGTCGGGAGTGAGTAGACCTGATTGAACAAGTCCAGGAAGCATTCCGAGAGATTCAGCGAGATCGTCAGTATCGAGACCTGTATGAGTTAATCGAGGAAGCTTGGATGCGTCGATCGCTCCGTAATTCCATCGGATCAAGCGTCCGATCGTTCCTCCTCCTCGTCGATCCATTCCTGAGATCTGACTTGCGACGATATCGCATAGATTGATCGCGGCTCGTCGGAAGACTGAAAGGTGAATCTCTCCAACGGATCTCGATCCAGTATCTGAGATTCCGAGATTCGCGAATTGAGCGAGGAAAGCTTGACTGATTTGGTTATCACATTCTTTGATTATGTCGAGCGGGCCTTGAGAATAAAGATTCGGTGTCAATCCGTAAGAATCGAAAGTAATGACGGGAGACTCGACGAGATAAGAAAGCTCTGTCGAGAGGAATGCTTCCGCTTGTTCCGCGGCCTCCTCGATCATTACGTTTAGATCGGCGTCGTTTAATCCTTGCATTTCGGCTTGACTTCGATCGACTTTTACTTTCGGAGTCGGTAACGCCCATCGCTCAAGACCGACGCACATTAGATTCGAGACTCGTTGTTTCGTTCTCCACCACCACCAAATCGGACGAAGCATTCCGATCCCCTCGAAGTTTGATCCCGTTCGATTCAATGTAAGGAGGAGAAGTTTATTCGCGGGTATAGGTTCGGGAGTGTATGTATATCCGACGACGTTTTGAAGAACTCCGTCGAGATGTTGACCGTCTCGACTTAACCAACGATTATGAGCGGACGGCTCTCGATCTGCGTAATAATCCAACCATACTCGGACTTTACCTTGCGAATCGGGTCCGACTCGATAGATCTCCTCCGCGTATCGATAACCGAATGGAACGAACTCCCAAAGATAAGAGAGCTGCTCTTCGAAGGAGATTGACATTTGTCCCGCGTACCCATCAAAGCCGAAACACTCATTCGCATATCGAGCGAGTTCCTCGGAGACTGGATCGTTCTCGACGCCGGGGATAAATCTCCAAGTCGCAGAGAGTAAAGTTTGACGGAGGAGATGCCAAGATCGACGAACGACGGGATCGGTCGCTAACATATTCTCCGCTTCCTGGATCCAATTCAATCCAGTTAGCTTCGAGTTCTGCTCTTTACCCGTGATCTTCCCGCCGCTGATTTGAGTTCCGCTGATTCCGCGGGTTCGGAATCGAGGAAACATAGCCTTCATATGATCGGGGATTCGCTCGTCTTCGTTTTGCATCGCTTTCTCCTTGAGTGAAATATAAGTCAATATACTTCTCTCTTAATGAATTATAATTCACCTTGACGGATTACGCAAGATATTATAGAACCGCTTTGGACGTCGCGATTTATTTTTAACTTTTTTTTATTTTATCTAGTGCTAGATTTTGAAAAGGTTCATAGAGGTTTATTTTTTTCGGCGTCCTCTCATTGGTTCGCAAGGATTGATGAATATAACAACGAAGAAACGTCGCGTCCCATTTTCTTTTTTTTCTAACTATTTTATTTTATATAAAAAGGGTAGAGAGAGAGTAAAGATTTTGAAGATTTTATATACGGGATCCGCGGCGTTTTTTTGTGTCCGCTTAATTCCCAAATAAAGAAAGCTGCTCTCCGACGACCTTCTCCTCGTTGTCTTCATAAGTCAGATCGATCGACGTCCAGTATTCGATTCTTGCTTTCGCGATCTCGAAATACTCTTCCTCTCTTTCGATTCCGATAAAGTCGAAGCCTTCTTTGATCGCTCCGATTCCCGTCGATCCGCTCCCCATAAACGGTTCGAGGACGGTTCCCCCTGGAGGAGTGATTAATCGACAAAGGTACTTCATTAGATCGATCGGTTTTACGGTTGGATGAATGTTCGCTCTTATTGGATGATTACTCGGTTTATTTGGACGAGTCTCTTCTCCTCTCATCGCTCCCGCTTTTTTCTTCTCGAATCCATCGAGTCCCATCTCTCGTTCCTCTCTCGACGCTTTCGGACAATAGAAGAACCTTGTCCACTCTTCTTTGATGTCTTCGGAGAGGAGGACGTTTGAAGGCCATCGACCCGCGGACATATAAGATTTACTATCAGGAAGTTGAAAGCTAAATCCGTTTATTAACCCTCCTCCGTTTCTTGATCTACCTTCGGGAACATCGTCGGCATGAATTTTACATCCGTCGATATTAATCCCTCCGACTCCATGATCGAGGACGTTCTGAGCGACGGATCCTCGAAACGGTTTTCGTACTAGGATCGCGGGTTCGAAGGAGGGTTTGAGAGCGGTTCCCCATCCTTCCCACTTCGATTCGCCTTTTGTGATTTGGAAAGTTTTCCCGACCGTTCCGCTTTTATATAACGTGTTTGATTTATCGCAGTTCTCTCGACTGTTTGGACTCCTCCCGAAAGACGTTCTCTCGTTCCCTTGAATCTTATCGACCGCTTTTCCGATATTCAATGACTTCGGGAAACCGCTTCCGTAAATCCATTGAATGCAGTCTCGAATCTCGAACCCTGAAAGCCGAAGACTTAATCCCATAAGATCTTGCGTTCTTGATCCCGCGAAGACGAGAGCGTGTCCTCCAGGCTTCAATACTCGAAACACTTCATCCCATAATGAAGGAGGAGGAACGAACGCATCCCAACTCTTCCCCATAAACCCTTTGACTCTTGGCATAAAGGAGCGGTCGTTCGTACACCACTTTAACATACATTCGTTAAACGCTTTCGACGAGACTTGACTCAATCCGTAAGGAGGATCGGTTACGACTGAATCGATCGAATCGCTTTCGAGTTCCTTTAATACTTCGAATGAATCTCCATTAATTAATTTCAAAAGTCGACCTTTCTTCCAATTCGTCGACCTTTTCTTTCCGTCGATCGAGTTCGTTTTGGAGTGTATGATGGAGTCGAGAGATCACTCCAGTAATGAATAATACAATCGTATCGAAGAGCGTCGAGCGGATCTTCTCTTCCGTCTTTCTTCGGTTCGTCTTTCGTCTCGCTCCAACCGTAGGAGAGGATAGCTTTTCGGAATGAGTTCCCGATTGCTCGTTCTCCCTGAATCCACACTTCGCGAGTGCATAGATACTTTCTTCGAGAGATCGCTCGTTTTACTTTTTGGATTCCGTTCAAGACGTTCGTCAAAACTGGATCGGTTGTATATCGAATCGGGAGTCCGATTCCTCCTTCTTCGGGTCTCTTCATGATTTCCCGAAAGGCCGTTCTCCCTGTTTGATCGTTTCGAGCGTTTCCCGCTTTATCCGCAATCCCACTATCTAACCATATTCGGTTCGAAGGAGCGGACGCTTTCAGGGATCGAGGCCAAGCGATTAAGAGAATCATTCGAGCGAGTTCTTTAATCGTGACTTCTTGGGGATTGATCTCATGAACGATGATCGTCGCTTCTCGCTCTTCGTCGTATACCATGATCAAAACGGACGGCTTCCTGAATCCCCAATCGATCGCGATCCGTCCCGACATACTCTCTTTGTATTTGAAATCGTCGATGACGTGACTCTCCGTCCAATCGTTATAAATCAATCCGCTTGGAGGACGTGGCTTATTCATTACCATCGCGAGCCGCTCTTCTTCGGGGAGAAGTTTTGTCGCTTCAAACCACTCTTCGGAAAGGTTGTCTTCGTTGACGTATGACGTAAAGAGGAGAGGATCGTATTCCGCTTTTTCAGCGAGTTGACACCACCAAGCGTCCGCGACGGGAAGTCCGACGAGAATCAGAATCGGAGAAGGTCCGCTTCGAAGACGACCTAAAGCTTTTTGAGCAACTTCGTCGGATCGGAATGTTTGACATTCATCGATCAACGCGACTCCGCTCGTTATGTTCAATCCTTCGAGCGGATTGTGAGTTGCTTCTCTCGTCCCTGGACGGAAGTATGATCGACACCATATCGAGGAAGACGTGATCGGACAAGTCCACTTCGACTCTAAAGCGTTGAAAGTCCATCCGAGAGGACCTAACCACTTCTCCAACTCAGGACCAAGAACCGATCGATAACGAGGAGACGTGTCCGTAATCAGAAGAGAGGATGTCCCCGGACGAATCCGACTAATAAACCATAGAGCGAATACGAGTCCGCTCGTCTTTCCGCTTCCCCATCCGCATCGAGCGGCGATCACTTTGTCCCTTCGACGGATTCGAGCGATTATATTCTTCTGAAGTTCATTGAGTTTTAAATCCATAGTTTAACCATTGATCAAGAAGGGAGTCCGTACTTGTTAATAAATGATTCTGTCTTCGCTTTATGTCCTCCATCCCAGATGTCGTGGATAATCTTTTTGATTTGGACGAAATATTTCTTTTTGCTTCCTTTTTCTCCATTATTCACTATCCATTCTTTTCCCTCGAAATGATCTGTTAAGTTCCTCGATGTCGTCAATCCATGCTCTTCGAGAATCTTCTTCTTGTTCTCGATCGGATTCGAAAGACCGACTCTAACTTGTTCTTGAATGAATGCATCGAGAGCGAGCCTTTCATGGATCCACTTTGGATAGATCTCCGTCAATCGTTTGAAGATTCGAAACTGCAAGATCTCAAAATGTCCGAGTTGATAGATTCCGAGATGACGTTTAACTAAAGTCGATCCCTGAAGATTATCGAAATACTCTTGATCGCAAGATGCATCCCAAAGGTCTTCTGCGAAATCGTCGAAAGTTTCATAATGTCGAACGACCTTATCGACATCGGAGAAGTTCTCCCCCTTATACGCGACGACGATGATTTTATAAATCGATGGATCGATCTTCCTCCAAGCTTCCGTCTTATCCTCCTTATGAATCCCAATAACAAGAACTCGAAGGATCGGAGTCTCGTCGGTTCGATATCGATTCAAGTATCCATAAGTCCGAAACGCGGGTTGAAAGAGACTCTTTAAAGCGTCCTCTTCATTTCGCTTTGAACAGTCGACGACTTTACATTCGACTTCCATCTTGATCTCTTCATTGATAATTAATGTCCCGTCGCTCTTCCCTTGGACTCCTTGATGAAAATATCGAGGACCGGCGTACTTTACCCAATTACACATATCCGATCCGTAGATTACAGCTCCGACGAGCCTCTCGAATGATTGCGAAAGACTCAAGTTATGTATACATTCTCTTTGTCTCAAAACATCCCTTTCTTTTTGGAGTTGAGCTTATGTCAGAAACTCAAATGTTATTGATTACAATCTGGACGATTCTCGCGTTCTTGATCGCTGTTTTCTATTCCGAGTAGCTTGTCCGTTTGTTTCATCATCATCTTGATCTCTTCGAGTCCCTCCGACTTTGAAACATTCATATCAATCTGCTCTCGCTTACTCCATCGCTCAGGGAACCGACGTTCGAGGATCCAGGCTTTCGCCCTCCAATCGTCATACGTTGCGATCGCTTCCGCAAGTCGAGCTTCGGAAACGCCGATCGCTTGTTCGATCATTTCGTTAAACTCAGGTTTCTCTCGTCTCCATCGATGGATCGTTGTATTCGAGATCCCTGAAGCGACGGCCGCGGCGATCAATGGAACTCCATTCGAGATATGATCGCAGATCTTATGAGCGAGAATCGTCGTATATTTCCCGCGTGTTGATTTTGTATCATTTGCACCGTTTAACGCTTGAATCATTTGATCTTTCGCGGCGAGTCCTTCGAGATCTGATTTCCTCTTCTTCCCCATCTTTACGACTCCGAATCCGAGAGGAGAATCTCCTCGATCTTTTTGTTTAAATGGCTCTCGATCTCTGAATAGATTTCGGGATAATCTTTCAAGAGGACCTCTCCAATTTGTAGAAAGAGATCGATCGTCTCAATAGCGAGTTTCTTCTTCGAACGATATCCGCTTTTAGTTTTTGGCATGATCTGATTCTCCTTCGGATAATGTCTGATCTGGATCACTTGGACAAGTGCTCTCATGAATGAACGTCGCAATCGAACCAAATCCGAGTTGATAAAATAACTCCATGAGCGGGTGAGCGAGAACATTATGGATTGTAAATTGAAATCGCCGCGGCAGTTTATCAATAAATTTTTTCATAATGTTCTCTCTTTCCGATTATTATAAACGACGATGTTATTGACCATAATCGTCCATCGTTCTTTTTCTTGATAGATCTCTTTACGATGGGGACCTTCGACGAATACTCCCGAACCCTTTTGACACGATCGAAGAATGTACTCTGCTTTTGATCCGAAGGCAGTGCAATTAAACCAAGTCGTCGATTCTTCTCCCTTAATCTTTTCAGAGACTGCAACTGAGAACGCGGCGATCGTCATCCCGCTTGATGTCTCTCTCTTAACTGGATCTTTCCCGATATTTCCCAAAATAGTAATATTATTTACTCCCATTATTTTTCTCCCTCTTCGATTCGATTCCGCGTTGAAGAAACTCTCTCATGATAGTTGATCGAGGACGGTTCTCTCGTTTCGCGAGTTCATTTAAATTGTCATACATTTCGAGCGGAACTCGAACGATAATATCTTTCTTAATCATAATTATCTCCACCATATCACATGATATAATATAACATACTATCTCTTATTATCATTTGAGTAAATAGAGAAATTGAATATAATGAAATAAAAACTCAGGGAGAATATTATGAGTATTGATTTTAATTCAATTTGGCACATCGTCGGACTTCTTGCGTCGATCGGATCTCTTATTTTTTACGGAGCGAGAACCTTCGGTCGAACAGTCGAACAAATCGAGCGACTATCGAAAGCAATCGATACTCTTCAAAAGAATCTCGAAGAGCAACATCAAGCCTGCAGATCTGGACGTGTTGACATTTGGACGGAGGTCAATTCGATTCGAGAGAGATTGACAGCAGTTGAGACGATTCAAAAACACGTTCAACCGAAATGATTGATTGAATCGATTGAGCGTGTTAAAATAAATCAGATTATCTCTTGTGAAGGGGGGTGATCCGTCTTGTTTTTAACGCCGATCTTGTTTCTCCTTTTTCAAGATCGGCGTTATTTTATGAGAAGAACCCTTCGACATTCCCTCTTCGATCTCGTCCTTTCATCTCGAAGAGGAACTCTCCGCACATCTCCGCGAGTCTCGACTGCGATCGAATATCAAGAAAGCGTCGTTTCATTTCCCGCGGAGAGAGATTCGAAGCGAAGAGGACTTGAACTCCGGATTCGTAAAGAGCATGGATCAATTCGTTCGTCGTTTGAGTTCCCCATTCATTAGCTCTAAAGAATCCCAACTCATCGAAGAACACCACGTCGACTTTATCAAGCCAAGTATACCGAGGATCTTTAACGTCCGATTTATCGTCGAATGATTGTTTGATTCGTTCGAGGAGGGATTGATGCGAAACATAACGAACTCGTTTCCCTCTCCAGATCATCTCCCTAGCAAGTCCAGCGAGGAGGTGAGTTTTTCCATTTCCCGTATGTCCATGAATCAATCCTCCTCGAACTTTCCCGTCCGCGAATCGATGAGCGAGAGATTCAAGGCCGTCTTCGAAATCATAGTTTCCGAGATGTTTATCGATCGCTTGGGCAGTCAATCCAGAACTTCGGAATCGAAGAAGATACTGATTTGTTAATCCGCAGTATGGACAAGGAACCGCGAAAGTATATCGAGTCTTGATCGGTTCCCATAGGCCGCCGTCTTCAATCAATCCGAAGGGACGAGCGGAAACGTCTTCAATTTCCTCTCCATCGTCGTTTTTAATCATCTTTGGTACATACTCTCGGAGATCATCGAAAAACTTCTCCTCTTGCCGAATATGAATGTGAGAGTGTGAATCGGTGCATCCGTTGTAATTACAGGAAGGAAGAAAGTTGATCTTCACCTTCGGGACTCCCATCACGACCTCCTTGATTAAGAGGTTTTCTGCTTCGAGTTGAAACGAGTGAATCGGAGTCGGTTCCTGGATGTCGGTTGGTTCCCCTCCCGCGGATTTCTTTTTGATTGCATGGAGTAGGGATTGTAATGATTCGTTTAGATTCTGCATAGCGTTCTCCTTTTTTGCAGTCGATCTTATCGATTCGCTTTGATTAGTGGCTTTGTGAAATCGGGATTCAAGAGTCTATCTCGATCGCTTCGAGTGAGTCTATGATAATTCTTCTTTACATGATTCTCTGCTCGGAGACGCTCTTCGGGATCCTTGATCGACGATTGATATGTAAACGAGTAAACTTTCTTTCCTTGAAGACTCGTCTCCTTCTCTTCCTCTCTCTGCTCTTCTCGAACTGCTCCCCATCCGATCCAGTTTCCGCGCGTGTTATTATTGATAGTATATTGATTATTATTGTTACTATTGTTAATACGGGTGTCAATCTTATCACTAGGGGTAGTGTTAACTTTAACACTAGGGGTAGTGTCAATCTTATCACTAGGGGTAGTGTCAATCTTATCACTAGGGGCAGTGTCAATCTTATCACTAGTGTCAACCTTATCACTAGTGTCAACTTTAACACTAGGTAAGGGAAGGTATGACACGTTGATTTTAGTTAGAGCGGATTCGTTCGCTTCGGGTCCGATCCTCTTCGAGCTTCGATTCAAGACCCCGATCTTCGTCAATTTGGAGAGCGTTCGTTTGATCGATCTCTCTCCCGTCGAGATTAATTCAGAGATGTCCTTTGCGGAGACTTTCCCCTCGAACGTCGTCCAGTCGACCTTTAAGACGATCGCAAGTAAAACGAGTTTCTCGGACGCTGTTAAAGCAGATTTCATGATCTGCTTTCGAACTTCATATTCTTTCATGAGTTCCTCCTTTCATGATTCCTTTATATATTATAATTAAACTCATTTCAAATTATATTTAAAATTATTTCAAAAAAAAGTTTGACAAAAGAAAAACGATATGAGATAAACGATTCAAGGTCATCGACCGCTTATCAACTCTTCGAAAGGAAATCGAAATGAAACGTCTAAAAGAATCAACTGTTAAATCTTACTCGAACTCTCAACTTCTCAATCATCTTGAAAACTTGCTTTGTCAATTTTGGGATTCTCCTTATCGAATTGTAACTGGATCGATCTTCGAGCTTGATAACGACGGATCCTATTATCATTCTTGTTCTATTGATCGAGGTTCTTTAATCGAGTGCATCGAAGCTTGTTATGAAATGCTAGGAATGTAATATGAAAGATCAAATCCGAGCAGCCTTGAAATCGAATCGATATAACTTAACTCATCTTGCAGACAATATGGGATATTCTTTAACTCATCTCTCGAACGTCTTAAACAAGAAAAACAAAGCATCGAAGCCCTTTATCTTCTTACTCTGTGCGACTGTCAATAATATGACTGGATCCACTTTTACAACGAACGACTTCCAGGAGTACATGAAATGAAACGACTTCTCGAATCAACAATCAACTCATACGACTCGATTAAACTCGCTCGACATTTGGATAAACTCTCATCGTCGCAGTTTAGAGTCGACTTTCAACATTTAACGATTCATGTATGGACGACTGCAGACAATCAATTGGCAGATGATCTTGAAATACCACGCGGGAACGACTGCTATGTTTATTACTGTTCAATTATTGATTTCAATAAATCCGAAATTATCGAAGCGATCGAAGACGTGTACTTCGAGCTAGGAATGTAAAATGAAACAACATCCACGAAAACCGAACTTCTTAGAGCGAAATGCTTTTTATCTAATGATCGCCGGAATGATTACAGTCTATTTCATTCATCAGGATTTCCGAGATCGAACGTCGACTCCAAGCGGAATCGAGAAAGTAAACCCTTCAATCCTTAAACAAGTCTCGATCATTCGAGCGATGCAAGACTAAACTCTCCCCTCTTCACAAAAGGAAAAACTAATATGTTATCTAATGAACAAATCCAAACGATCCAGAATCTCTCAACTCAACGCGACTTCGAAGACAACGTCAAGGCGTTCTTAACTTTCGGACATCTCTTCGAGTTTAACATTGCAGTGACTCTCGCTCATACATATTGCATTCAGGGAAAGCCCGCGTTAAATGCCGACGCTATGGCCGGTGCGGTTCGTCGATATGTAGGGAAGGATGGAAAAAAAGTATGTGCTATGATTTGGGAGGAGATCTCTTCCGACTCTGTAACTGTCTTCGCTCTTCGTCGAGATGAATTGGAATTATCTAAAGAGTTCGGAATCGAAGTTAAGCCGAAGTCCTGGACGTATACTCTCGAAGATGCACGACTCCGCGGAACTCTAAATCAGCGCGCTTGGAAGACGATGCCGAAGGTAATGATGCATAAACGAGCCTTGACTGCTCTTCTTCGTCTCGCGTTTCCTGAGATCATCGGGACTGCTTGTTCTCCCGACGAACTCGCCGAAGTCATGATCAAAGATGAGAACGAACGAGATCAGATCGTATTTAATACTGTCGAGGCAGAACGAGTTCCTTCAAACATTCCCGCGGCCGTTCCTCCTCCTGAAGAGCCGAAAAAAAAAACTAAAGTAAAAGCGAAGGCGAAATCCAAAGCGAAGAAAGTCGAAGAGCCGAAAGCCGAAGAGCAGATCTCACATAATCCGCTCCGGAACTTTCATGATATCAATTCGACGATAGAGGAACTAAAGAAGGAGGGAGCGGACATCGATTCGGCTCTCGTCGCTATGGAGACGTATTCACAAAAACCATTGAATCAATGCTGGAGTTATGAACTCGAAAAACTCTTCTATGCCGTCGGAGTCAATCCGATCCGAGTCATGTTACAAAACGGAAAAGTCGATCTCTCTTTCGAAGGTTTCCGATCTATGGACTCCGCTCAACTCTCTGTCTTATCTGGATTGTTCGACGTGTTTTACGGAACATCATTCGATCCCAACTCGGACAAAGACTTCGTCGATTATTGCTTTCGCGTTTATGAGATGAGCAAAGAACCTACATGGACTGAAGCGATGCTTATGCTTCGTAAACAATTAAACGAGAATCTCATCGATCAAAAAACGTTCAATATGTTCGAGAAAGCAATCACAGATTCTCCGGTCGGAGGAACATTCTTCACAATCTGTAAACAAATTGGAGTCGAGCTTGGTTCTTAAACGATTGACAAGTAGTCGACTAAAACCGATGATCGTCGAACGATTAAAGGAAGGTATGACTCCTGAAGAGATCCTCGAAGAGTTGACTCGAAAAGGATATCGAAAGCCGAACGGACAAAAACTTCTTTTGAAGAATATCAAGTTCTGGATTCGAAATCCGTGGGATCAAAAAACACCGCAAGGCTATCAAAAGAAAGTAAAAGTCGCGACGATCAAAAAAGAATATCGAGAGGAGATCCGAAAGCAGTTTATAATCTCATTGCGAAATATGGGATTCTCTGAAGAAGAGATCAAGAAGGAGATTAAGATTTTGATAGATTGAGTTCACATTTCAATCCGTCGCATCCTCCAACTAACATCGAATCATTATCTCCTCCGACCGAAGTTAAATCGATGGAGTTCCAATCGAGTTCCGAGAGTCGAGTCCATAACTCTTCTTGCTTGGTACCTGGATGAACCGTTTGATAAGGTGCGTTCTCATAAGCCGTGTCCCCATAGTCGGAGAGGAGAGCGACTCCGCGGACGTTCCTTCGATTCTTCCATAACCAATCGGAGACCATGTTCCATTCATTCTCCTTGACTGTACAAGTATTCGAGACGTTATGATTTAATCCCTCGATTCGAGAATCCCTCGATCCATACTCTACCCAATTCGATTGGACGAGAGCGACGTTTTCGAGATGGGTTCGAGCGTCGATATCTTCTCGAATGACTCCCGCTCCGTAACAAGCGAATTGAATAATCCCCGTATCTCCATCGAGATCGATTACGGCTTCAGGGAGATTCTCTTTGATGAGATCCCATATCGGATTCACCTTCGAGATCCGCATCGTTCGAATATATCTCTCCGCGTGAAATGGATGAATACCCGCGGAAGTTCCGAGAACCGTCGACGTGTTTCCGCTTGGTTTGATACACGTCAATCTCGAAGCGTAATTGATTGCAATATGACGAGAGACGTTCCGATTCGTATCGAGTACCATTTCGGCACCTTCGCGAAGTACTTCGGGATTAAATGAGAGTTCAGGATTCGAATACATTCCCGTCAACGAGACTCCGATCAATGCTTCTTGCTCAATGATTCGACGCGAGACTTCTCCGAGATATCCCGTGTCAGTATATCCAGCTTGTAGAGTTCCGATAAAAGAGGCCGCGTCGCATGCTTCGAGGAACTCTTCTTCGGTTCGATTCTTCTCCATATTGATCTCGGTTAGATTGCAGACTGCCCAACCGCTTCTCCAAGTCCATCCGCCTTGCTCTAGCTTGTCTCGATTTCGAGAGATCGTCAAAGGAATCTCGGTTTGATGAGTTCCGAGAGCGGACTCGACGAGAAAAGGATATAGACCGATCTCGCAACATGGATTCGTTCCGAAGTCGGGAGAGTCAGTAAAATATAATCCAGGTTCTCCCCACTGCTTATTCAATTTAATGACTCGATCAGTCATCGATTTAAGTTCGCTCCCGTCCGTTGGGATCGTCGCAGAGATGTTCGCGTACGCTCGATTCGGATGACTTCTCCACCAGTCGCCTACTTTAGCATTCAACATGAGAGAATCATTATTATCGAATAAACAGATCGAAGCTGATCGACGTACTCCCCCTGAAAGGACGGCCGCGGAGAGATTCATACACAAATCGAATACATCAATCGATCGAAGCTTTTGACCTTCGCGAGATCGAAGGAGAGATCGAACTGATTCGAGACACGTCTTCAAGGGTTCGTATCCAGGAGCCCGACCTCCTGAAGAGATGGGAGAACCTTTCGGACGGATTCGAGAATAGTCGAACTCAAGTTCGTAATCGTAAGCGTGATCAAAGTAATCTGTGAAGAAGTAGGAATCGATCAACGCTTGGAGAGCTTCTGCCCATCCTTCGATCGAATCTTTAACTTGATACGTCATCGTCCGTCGATTCGTATAATGAGATTCGATGATCACTCGCGGCAGCTTTTTGATATCGCGTCGACGAACTGAGAATCCTGTTCCGCATCCGCACAGCAATAGCCAAAACATCTCGGAGAAGAATCGAGGACGATCCGCGGGTGAATATGTACAGTTATAAAGTCTCATGTTTCGACGCTCGATCGCGACTCCTCCGAACTGCATCGATCTTTGAGAAGGGACGACTCGTTTCTGCTTTACTAAAGAGAACGCTTGATCGATCTCATCCAGGAACATCGGATATTTCTTTTTATGCATTCGGACGACACGTTCGACTGCTTCTTCCCAACTCTCGCGGCCGTTAGAGTTCGGTCGAGCATATTGAGCCGCGAACGCGACTCGTCCAAGGATTTCATTCTGCATGATAAATCTTTCTATTTTGTAGCGAAATATATACTCGTCGCAGATAAAGCGACGGTTGCGAGAATCGATCCATAGAGAAGGCGCTCTGAATATCGCTTCTCTTTTTTCAATTCTTTAGAAAGAGTTTCATTCAATAATTTGGATTCGTCAAGAGATGTTCTAAAAGTATTAAGTCGATCATTGCATCTCTTGATCTGCTGGATCGACTCGATCTCGAATCGATGTTTAATTTCACTTACTCGAATTAAACAGGAGTTCCCATGCAGACCGCTTTGAATGTCTGCCATGTCTCCAACCGAGACGAGAAATCCCGAATCATTCGCGAGAGTCCCTTGAAGGACAAACGGAGCAGAGATTTTGTGTCCATCGTCGAGAGTAATCGACGCAGAGAGAACATTTAAGAGAAGAGGAAAAACTAAATAAATCATTCGAGAGATGCTCCGCTTTCAGGGAAGATCTGTTTGATCAAGTTATTACAGTTCGTCTTGATCTCTTCCTTTTGAACTCGACAGACTTTCTGCTCTCGCTCGATACATCGAGTCTCACCTTCGGAGACGGCCTTGATTCTCTGAATCTCCACTTGTTCGAGCTGTTCGACCTGAACTTCGATCAAGTTCAATTCTTCTTTACATACGTCTTCTTTTTTAGTTGATCCGATGGACGCTCCAAAGAGGAACGCGAGGAGGATCGAGGAGACTGCGATCGTGATATAGCCGATCGGCGAGTTGATTAAATCGCTCGCGTTTTTTAAATCTAAATTAATCATAATTATATACAGTACATTTGATAGATGGGTGAGTAAACTTGAGGTTCGTTCGTTTCGTTTAGCGTAACTTCTCGATTCGTTGCACTTGCTCGTATCGTTAATTTATACGTCCGAGATCCCGAATAAATCGGAATCATAAATCGACCCGTGATCGTTGATTGATATTGAACTGTTCTCGTTATTTCTTGAACTCGATATCCGCTTCCGAGAGCCGCATAAGATCCCGCCCCGATCTTTTCTTGGAGTTCATAATTCAGATTATTATTATTATCAGGATCGTTATGATATTGAACAGTATACTCAAAAACGACGAAATTAAAGTTTCCCGTTGGGGGGGTAAATGTTATCTCTGAATTACTTACATCGAGGACGGTCGTACTAATCGTCTGTGAACTTGTGTTCGCTGTAAATACAGTATCAAGATTTTGAATCTTACGTCTTCTTAAATACGTCATATTTGCTCCTTAGTCGACTGAATAACAAGAGACCGAAGTTCCATATTTATTCGTATCAGTTCGTTCGCCCGTGCTATCAAAAAACGTTTCGAGTTGATGGAGGATCGTATTTGATCCCGTGTCTTGTTTCGATTGCACTCGAAGACGTTTCGCCGAAGTCCATCCGCTCGCAGATAGAGTCCATTTTAAATCAACTGTAGAACGTTGTGAGACATCGGATGCCGCGGATCCTATATAACATTCCGTATTATCTCCCCAATCGCTCCAAGTCGAGCCGTTATCGTCAGAGTACTGTAATTTGAAAAAGCAGTTTACTTCTAAGATTCCCGTATCTCCTCCAAGGTTCGAAGCGAAATACGCGCTAAACTGATAAACAACATGAGCAGAAGAAGGAGAGGGTATATAATCGATATAAGATTCAGGGACTTCTTGATAAGTCGTCGTTAATGTAAGAGCGGAAGGATCAAGATTTGATAAAATTTTAAAGTTCTCATCGAATGAGCTTTGGATTTGATACGTCATTTTTAACTCACTTCATACATGATCATGGTCGGATTGTAGAGAAGATCTGCAGTCGTCGCTATCAATTTATTGGCGTTAACAATACTCTCGCGAGTTCCCGAAATGCATTTACATTGAATTTGGATGATCTTCGCTCCCGTCCATCCGCTCAACTTATATTTCAAAGTGATCATGTCGGATGTGTTAACGATGTTCGCAGTTGTGGTTCCCGCGAAGGCGTTAAAGTAATCAGTATTATTCGTTACCACATCTCCAAGGGTTCCGACAGTATCTCCGATTTGAACTCGAAATAAAATCGAATTGTCGGGATCTCGTCGTCCGAAAGCAGTCGAGAACTCAATCATAATCTCTGCACTTGCCGAAGTCGGAGTATAAGTCATTTGACCGCCTTCAACCAAAGTGTAAGTCGTCGTCACATTTTGAGACGAGGTGACAGTCGTTTTTTGAAAACTGAGATTAGTTTTCTGATCTGTCAATGTTGTCGTTAAATAAGTCATTAGATGATATTCCAATTCGTATTATCAGAGACGAACGTTAAACTCTCATATTGACTCGTAATCGAAACAGAGTTCGAACCGTCGATCGTTTGTTGAGTTCCTGGATTTGGTGCGCTTACTGTAATCGCAGAGGAGATTCTATTCTTGACCTGAATCTTGACTCCCTCGTTTCCGATTGCAGTTGGAAGAGTTACTGCCGAAGCTCCTGTATCACACATATAAATCTCTTCTAATGTCGACGCCGAAGGATTCGAAATCGTGTATGGTGTGCTTGTAATTTCTGTTACAGTCGGACGAGATCCTCCTCCTCCTCCCGTCGCTTCCTTCGCTTCCCATCGATTATTAGCATGAACATATTCTAAAACATATCCATCGATACCCGATCCCGCTGTATAATTGACATCGTTAAGATCGGTAAGATTCGCCGCTCCGATTCTCGCGTCCGCTCTCGCGTTCGTGTAATACAAGTTCGAGCCTTCGCTTAAGTCTCCCGTGTCCTTCGTTCCGAGTTGAGTATCGAATCGAGCGTTCGTGTAATATAAGTTCGAGGATCCTTCGGTTAGATTGTCCGTCGTCTTCGTTCCGAGTTGAGTATCGAATCGAGTATTCGTATAGTAGAGATTCGAGCTTCCCTCGGTTAAATTATCAGTCGTTTTAGTTCCGAGTTGGGTATCAAATCGAGCATCAAATCGAGCATTCGTATAGTAGAGATTCGAGCTTCCCTCGGTCAGATTATCAGTCGTCTTCGTTCCGAGTTGAGTGTCGAAACGTGCATTCGTATAATACAGATTCGAAGATCCCTCGGATATATCGTCAGTATCGAGAACGACATTCGGACCCGCGTCTCCATTTACGGAACTCACTCCACCAGGAACGGCCGCCGCTTCCCATCGATTATTCGCATTTACATATTTAAGGAACTGTCCATCGATTCCCGCTCCCGCTGTATAATTGACATCGTTAAGATCTGTCATATTTGCGGCTGCGATTCGTGCATCCGATCGAGCATTCGTATAATATAAGTTCGATCCTTCGGTTAGATCCCCCGTATCTTTTGTTCCGAGTTGAGTATCAAATCGAGCATTCGTATAGTAGAGATTCGAGCTTCCCTCGGTTAAATTATCAGTCGTTTTAGTTCCGAGTTGAGTGTCGAAACGTGCATCAAACCGAGCGTTCGTATAATACAGATTCGAACTGCCCTCGGTCAGATTATCAGTTGTCTTCGTTCCGAGTTGAGTATCAAATCGAGCATTCGTATAATACAAGTTCGAACTGCCTTCGGAGAGATTGTCCGTATCTTTTGTTCCGAGTTGGGTATCAAATCGTGCATTCGTATAGTAGAGATTTGATCCCTCGGTCAAGTCTCCCGTATTTTTCGCAGCGAATCGAGTATCAAATCGACCGTCCGTATAATAAAGATTCGTTGCTCCTACTCCTTCGGAAATGTCATCAGTATCGAGAACGACGGGTCCAGTTTGTCCGTTGACACTTGCGACTGCGTCGGTATTATCGATTTTATCAAACATTGCAGAAGTGATCGGAGAAGATGCGTCTTGATTAAATACGATATGATCTCCGACATCGAGAGTTACTCCCGCGAGAGTTCCTCCAACGGAGACGATATAAAAGTCCCCTTTTTCAGATGAAGTTAAATCGGGACTGTTAGTCGTAGCGTTATAACTTCCTTTATATTCAAGGCCGCCCGTTACGGATCCCGTCGCGGATGGATTTGGACGAATGTCTAAACTCATGATTGACTCCTTACTTTGAGAATCCAGCGATTAAATAGAACGTGTCGGATCCCGCGGCCTTCTTATATGCGATCGTCGAGACTGTAGTATTGATCGTTCCGATATCGTCAGAATAATAATAATCGATAGGAAGCTCATTCGTTACAGCGTCTCCCGCTCCCGTCCTCGCTCGATATTTAATATAAGCGAGATTCGTCCCCTTATTAACGACTGCAAGAAAAGCGAAAGACAATCCCGAAGCGACTGCGGATCCTGTTACAGAATCGACGAAATCGGAAGAGGAGAGATCATTCCAATCGGTATTATTTACAGAAGAAGCATTATACACTCCGCGGATCGATCCCGCGATAATTGGATCGGTAACATTTAAACTCATTTGGATTCCTCCTTGGTTGGTTCTTTGGTGTCCTGAGTTCTCCCTTTCATGACGTTCGATCCAGCGAAGATCAAGAAAAGAGAGTCGATCGCGGATATTATTTCCGCGTGTGCTTTGTTTATTATAGCAAGAATAAATAAAACTAAAAGAGTCGCATAAAAGGCCATCGCCTTTCGTCCTCCCAATCGTTTAAGCATCGTTCGCTTTTCGTCGTCTTTTTTATCTTCACTCATGAGAATAATCTTCGTCTAGTAATCGATAAACGCGAGCGACTTCGGAGACGTTTCGAGATCGTTTTACGACTCCTTCTCTCCAAGTTTGATCGGGTCCGACTCCGTGAGCGTTCCCTTCGGTTGTATGAAACTCGCCTTCGGAATCAGGGATCGAACGAGCGATCGTGATGTGATTTCCGTAAGAAGGAGAACGCTCTGAAGAAGTATAAATAATAACGATGTCACCGGGAAGAATCGAATCGACTGCTTGAACTCGCGAAGAGTTTCCCCAATCGCGATTCATTCGATAGCAAGACGCAAATGTATTCTTGCGAATATTGAAGAGAATATCATTCGAATAACAAGCCGCCGCGAACGCTCCGCACCAAGCGAACTGCCCGTTTCTAGCGTAATCATCTTCCCAACTCCATCCGAGACAATCCTTCGATTTAATATAATACGAGATCCGAGAAGAGTCTCCACCTTCTCCCGGCTCTGTTACGTTTAGATTCCATTCTCTTTCGGCTCGATCTAAGACTCGAAGGATCCGCTCGTTAGGTCGAACCTTTCGATCGATGTCGACATTTACATTGACGTCTACAGTCGCGTCGATATCGATACTGAGTTGATTTAACGCTCGACGATATCGTCGGTTCTCATGTTGTAAGATGTCGAGCTGCTCTTCGAGTTCGCGTTTAGTATGTTTACTCATCCGTATTCTTTCCCTTCGTCAGACGATCCGAGGACTCCCGATGCATTCGCTATATAAGCATCGATCTTTTGATCCGCAGTCGCCGAAGTGTAAATCGTTGGTTCTAATGTACCGCCTGGAGCGAGTATTCCATGAGCGGCCGTAAATGTAATTTTAGCAGTTGATCCGAGATCTGTTATTGATTGAATCGTCAATCCAGTTGTCGAATTATCATGATCTCCCTCGAAGACATAATCGACGACATCTCCCGCTTTGAAGAAGGAGGAGTCTTTGACAGAGTCTCCGAGAAGATCCGTGTTCGAAAAAACATCTTGATCGATCGTCACTATCGTCGATGAAGTGACTGCTAAAACTTTCGCGGAATCATTCCATGAAGCAGTCTTAGTTCCGATATGAATAATCTCTAGTTCAGTTCCTTCGCTCATGAGTTCTTGACGAATCGATCGAATGAATCCGACTCCGTTTGAGACTCCGTATTCGGGAGTATATCCTTTTAGTAAAGGAGAATTTACGATCGCATATCGACCCGCGTCGACTAAAGAGGATTGACCGCTGCCGATCGATCCTCTCCAAAGTCGAATTGGATTTGAGAGGAGATTAAAGATTCTTTGAACGATGGGAAGAAAGAAGGAGAAAGAGTCTCCCGCCGTTCCTCCGATTTGATCCGACGAGACTCCATAGAGATCCAGTTGAATTTTGTTCGTTTCTCCCGCGTATCGATTGATCGCTTCTTGATTATTGAAGACTCGTTTCGTTCTTAACTTTTGTTCGACGACATCATAGTCGAAGTTGATCTCGACTTGAGTTACGATGTCTTCATATACCGACCAAGAAGGAGGATCGTCCGAGAACCAATCGCCGTTATTTATAGTCAACGCGGCCGCTGCGGCTTGTTCGAGTCCGATCGGTTGGAGAGCGATCTTGCATCGTCCATCCTGAGATCGTCGCATAACGAGAACCGCTCCCATCGCTTGAAGGAGTGGAGTAACGATCGACCGAAAGTCAGTTCCTTCACTTCTTAAATCTAAGTTGATCATGATATTCGGGATCGATTCATATTGAATAAAGGAATCGATGTCGATCTCTGATTGATCAATATTTAAACCGATTGAAGAGAGATCAAAGTTTCCATTGATCTTCGATCCTCCTCCGCTTTGGAGTAGCTTAAGAAGTGCTACTCCCGGACGCTGAAATCTTAATCGAGATGAAAGATAGAGTTTCGCGGGTTCGAATCCGTCGAAGTCTCCGAAGCTCGATCGAAGATTCGATGAAAACGGTTGAAGAATATGGAGTAAATATCCGATGTCGCTCCCTGAATACGTCGCAGTCGATTGATGAGTAATTGGGAAAGTTTGAGTCGACATTTGTTCGAGTCGTTTATCATAATATGATACTTCGAGATCGAAGACGATTCCAGTTGTAAATGAAGTCGGAAGTCCGAGATTATCTTTTACTAAGATCTTCGACTCTCCATTCTGATAATATCCGAGAGCGATTCCTCCAGGGACTCCTTGCGTCATTGCTTGCCCTTTTCGATTGGGAGCAGCAAGAGGAACATATCTCCCTTGATAAACGATTTCTTGAGAAGATCCGTTTTGAGAAATCGGGTCGACCGGAAAGGGACCGAGGCCCGTCCACACATCAATCGGAAAAAACAATCTTTCAAGATCGGCAGTCGGATATCCTCCGTTTGAATCATCGTTCCATATACCCATCGGAGGGAGACCATAAGTTTGTTCAAGTAATGTTTTCGATTCGGACGATGAGAAGAAAGCAAGAACACATTCTGCAGTATCTTTATTCGTATTCGCTCGAACGACTAGCGATCGATTGTCAGAGATCGAGAAGTCGACGAAGCTTCCGTCGGTTCCTGTCGAGAGTCCCGTTGTATTTGAATCAAGAATCGAGTTGATAATTTCGGGGAATCGTTGAACTCCGCTCGTTATACGAAAGGACTTAATCTCGCCGCGAGGAGTTCGGACTTTTACTCTTCGAGTTGAAGAGGATCCGATCGAAGCGAAGAGAGTATTATAATTTGCTACGTTATTATTATCGTATGTCAATCCAGTTGATGACATCGATTCAGGGAATAAACGTCCGTCGGAGTTTACGAGTTCGGGAAATCTCGGATGTATATAATAGTTTCCATTCGTCGAAGGCTCTAGAGTCGCGTCAAAAGTATCGCTTACGTCGACGGGAAGATCGTCAGTATCAAATGAAACATTCGGAGAGCCGCTCGATCCAACGATCCGAAAAGAATCGCTCTCTCTAACAAAAGTTGCATACTCTAATTTAGATCC